TTTCGTTATCGAGAGTTTCAATTTAGAAAGCACTGCGGAAGCAGTTATTAGAAGTCGAGAGGAGAAAGACTATGAATAGGGGGGCAGCGTGACATCAATCGACAAACAACTCAAAGAGTTACGAGGCGCAGTCACGGACATAGCTACCAAAGCCTCTGCGCTTCGCCTTTTATCGGCTGGCATAAAAGCAGAGGACATGGACGCGATAGCAACTGCATGGGGAATGATCGAAGGACTCGACAAAAGCGCGGATCTTGCTTTGTCAATTTTGAATGGAGAAGAGAGATGACACAGATAGATATCACAGGGCAGGACGGTAATGCGTTTGCATTACTTGGGTACGCAAAGAGATTTGCGAAGCAACTTGGGTTGGACGCTGACGCGATCATCAACGAGATGATGCAAGGCGACTACGATGAATTGCTCGACACCTTCGAGAATCACTTTGGGGATTTCGTTGAGTTAGTTGGGAGATATGACTAGTGGCTAAGTTCAGAGACGAGGTTTGGAGTGAGCACTTTGGCACGTACTGGATCAAAGGCGAGGATGGGTTCGAGCAGATGAACATATCCGAGGATGATCTGATGGCTGCTCTGATGGACGATGTCGCATCCGATAAGTATGTGACGCGACCATGCTCAGAGGAAGAAGCGCGACACTTCATCGAGAGTAAGAAACGCAATGTGACATGGCGCATTGATCTTACCCACAAGCCAAGCAACAGCATCATCTATTACAAGGTGGTGTCGCAGGTTCTTGAGGTGGGTGATGGTGTCTGTTTAAACGAACAGTTTAACGGCACTGTTTGGCTATCGATCAGGGCTAACAACGGCATGACTGTCGAAAGAGATTGGCGTGACTATCAGGCGATTAAAAATGATCTTGTGTCGCCAGACCGTCAGGCAATAGAGATATATCCGAAGGAGTCGAAGCTGGTGGACACGGTTAACGTGTTCCACTTGTGGGTTCTTCCCGAAGATATAGAGATACCTGTAGGGTATCAGTATCGGGACGTTGACTACACTCGTGCAGATCAACGTGAATGTTTAAACGCAAATGAGGAGAAGTGATATGACGATGCAATTTGACATCGACGTTATGGATAGCATGGATAAGTTGGTCGAGGTGTCTTTCGATATGGGCAAGTCCTTAATCGATTATGTCGATGACGTTCATGCGATTTGGATGGCGGTGGGTATGTTCCATAGGATGTTCGAGGAAAAGACACAAGAGCTTGCGTCGAATCTAACACCGATGCATCTCTCTTACGTGCTCTATCACACCAACCAAAAGCTCATAGCCTACGCATCCAAGCGAGAGGCAGAGCTTGAGAAGGCAGCGTGATGGCTTGCCAGTGGATCGTACTGGTGCATTGGAAGGACGAGGATACTGAGTCTCTGGCTCAGTGTTCCTTCGGGCCTTTTAACTGCATGGATGAGGCACTTGATCATTCAAACCATCTGCCTCGCAAAAGGGACAAACAAGTGCAAGTGGTTCCGTTTATAGAACCAGCAAGAGCGCATAGATTCAACGAAGTTTACGAAGCGACAAAGGAGATGTGGCTATGAAAATTAAGGAGCTACGCAAGGTAGCAAAGGACATGGGCGAAGACGCGATAACAAAAGCGATCCGAAAACAAATCAAAAGACTTCGCAAGGAAGGGGGCAACGTCAGGGTGGCTGACCTAGCCGAAGAATTACTCGATGAGAAGGAGAAAGAGAATGGGTGATGTGGTGGACATGGAAGCGTTTAAACAATCAAATCAGCGCAGCAAGTCTGTCCAAGATTACTTGGATCAGATACCACGACCACGTATAGCTGGCGAAAGAGCGGTGATTAAAACCGTCAAGCGTTGCGCTATTACGCCGGGAATGCAAGAGCTTGGGATGAAATGGTACGACAACGAGTATGATTTTCTCGCAGCGATAAACGAGAAGTTTATGCTGTTCAACGATGGTGATTGGGGTGATCTGGATGATGAAGACAAGCAACACAACGAGCGAGCCGTTAAGGACGGCAATCAAGTGTTGGGTGTATATCGATTCAACCCCAAGGCAGACAAGTTCTATTTGATACTGGACGCAGGGCATGAAACGTTGACCGCGCTTCTGCCCTCAGAGTATTAATGGAGAAGCCTTGGCTCGACGCAGCAATACACTTGCGTAAACAAGGCGCAACTCTGCACCAGATTGCAGAACAAGTGGGGGCGCATCCTTCAGCGGTCAGGGATGCGCTTCTGCGCAATCTAACATCAGAGGAATACGGAGCTTTGCTACGCAAACGTACATCGTCCAAGACAGATGCGATCAAAGAACAGTTGCGTTTAAACAAGTCGCCACCTGTGATTGCCAAAGAGTTCGGTGTCTCCCGCCAATATGTGTACGCAATGCGTGATCGTATGCGTGAGGCACAGGACAAAGCTATCGATAATCTGGGTGACAAGGATTATATCGATGGAAAGGTTGGCATCTTGCAATCACAAGAGCAACGCGATAAAACAATAGAAGATATTTTGGAGATGTTGTGATGGCAAACTTCGCGAGCGACCCATGTTTCACATGGAACAATGAGTTGAGCAGAGAAGAGAACTTTCATCAGTGGTATTGTTTAAACACATCGGAGCGGGAATCATGGGGCGAGAAGCCCCACCCGCAGCCGTTAGCTGAAGCTATATTCAATAGAGAATATAGACAGGTTAAACTTCCGGTGATCGGTAGGTTCCGTCAACGTACTCGTATTTTAAATCGACTGTTCCCACTCGACCAGACTGCTTAAACCTAATCTTCTTAACGTGGATTCGGATATCATTCGACCCCTCGGTGAAATCCCTTTCCACGATTAAGATGTTGTCGGCTTTGTTATAGAAGTTGGCAGACCCCGCAATGTCATACGGCTCTGGCACAGGGAACGTGCCATCCGCATTCCTTCTCAGCTTCGCTGGATGCGCTACCAGAAAGATAGAGCACTCATTCGTAGCTGCCCACCTCTTCAAAGAAGCAAGCATCTGAGACACGTACTCTGTCTCTGTCCACCCGCTTGGTCTTCTATGCTCAAACTCATTATATGGATCTAACACCAGACCCCTGACGTTGGGGTATCTCTGCACACACGCACTCGCGTTCTGCAAACACCACTCAACCGTGGGGGCTTCATCATCTGATCTGATCCAGTAGAAACGATTCTGGATAAACTCACACGCCAGTTTCCATTCAGAGCTATTCATCTTCTCGCCGTTCTGTACGTGCCACGCTGGTTTGCGTACATATTTGGCAGCAAGTTTATTGATGTGCTCATCAACAGGATTCTCAAAAGAACACACAGCGAATCGCCACTCATGTTCCTTCGCCATGTTTAAACAGATTTGATCTAGGAATTCTGACTTGCCAACGCCCGGTGCTCCACTGATTATCGTCAACTCGCCGGGACGTATGCGGTAGTTGAAGTCCATCGCCTTGATCCCTGTGCTGCTGCCCTGTTTCACCTCACCATGCAGCAAAGCAAATGCTTCGTCGGCAAAGCTCTTGGTTTCATGCAATGCCTTCAAAGGCCACGGCTCTGCTGCTTTCACAAACTCCACCAGCTTTTCTACACCGTAACCTACGAGCACATCGTTAGGATCTTTGCAGCCTTCGGGCCACTCCACTCTCCAACACCTGTGCCTACCAAGTCTTCGCGCCAGTTCGTTGCGCATAGCTATCCCCACCGCATCCCCGTCTGTCAACAAAACTATTCGTTTAAACGATTCCATTTCAGTCTGCAGGTCATCAATCCACTGAAGCTTTTTGTCGCTTGCCCCATCAGGTACGCTCACCACATTGCTGAATCCAGCCTCAATCAATGACAAACAATCCACCTCGCCTTCGGTAATAATCAACTCATCGTTGTCGCGATTGATCATGTTCCATAGATATGGCAGTCGCTCACCGTCTTTTATCTGGGTGAACTTCTTATCTTTGGTACGAAACTTAACGTTGATGGTCTTGCCATCAGAGTCTTTGTGTACGAATGCAATCGCGTTCTCTTGCCTACCACCGATGTAAGCTGTACCGCTTTCCACACCGGCAAGCTCTACTGTCTCCTGAGATATCTTTCTCTGGGCAAACCAACTAATCACACCATCTGAGGGTGCTTGAAGTTTAGGGACAGCAGGTGGTGATTTCTTTTTGGTCTTCTGTTTAAACGGACTCGACATCTTGTTTCTCCACACGTTCCCCTCCCAATCGCAGTGGTGGCAACGCCATTGTGCGCCATCGTGATCAATGTTTATTGATAGACAGGGATCGCTTTTGTTTTTTCTTTGCGGGCTGCACTGAGGGCAGATGGTTTTGTTCTGTCCCTCGTGCAAGTCTTGTACGGAGAAACCTTGCTCCGCTAATTCATCCCAGAAAGTCATGGGGCAGTCTTGAATACTGGCCTACCCTCTGCGTCGATCTTCCTGTTCTGGTCATCGCGCAGATTCTCTATCGCATATTTTCTGTCGAGCTTTGCCAGATAGGATGAGGTTGAAAGAAACCAACGCTGTGCTGTCTTTGGATCAGCATCATATGATAACCAATCATCTCTTGCTTGCAGTACAGCGTCTAAGTTATTGATATGTTTAAACGAATTTGCCCACCTGTCATAGTCTTTCTCGGTGAGCTTGATGGTGTTGCCATCAAATCTATACTCTTTCTCCATCGTTTTCTCCTTTCGTTGCGGATAGAAAGTTTTCAATATTGAAATGACAAACTGGCTCCATGTCCTGTCCGTCACCCCTGTCTGACCTACCACCCCAATGAACAGAGTCCGCTGGTGTGTTTGCCAAATCTAAATAGCCAATGCTTCCGCATGACCACTTGACGATTAAGATTACATCTCGTCCGGTTGCTTCTGCAAGTTTTTTTGCATCGGCAACTTTGTGAGCACTAATCATGTATGTTGGGTACTTGTCTTTTGTGTTTCTCCTGATCTTGATTTCACCAAATCCCTCGACCTCTCCGTAGTCACCGACAAACGTGTAGTCTATCGGGTACATCTTGGGGTTGGGCTTTGCCGTTACCCCCCAATGTTTTGCCATCAGATCAGCGAGTTCTTTCTCCCTCTGTCTGTCAGCATCTGTTTCGTACACTGGTCTATTCATATCGTGTTGACATAATAAGTTAAGATTGGTTGGTGAAAGGAGGACGCTCCCCCCAAACCCCCCATTCAAAAAACGAGGAGCCTGAGAGATACGTCCATTCAAGATTGGTCGGAGCCAAGTGTGGACTTTGCTACTAATTTATATCGCGCCGAGTAGCCTAACCCCCTCGCGCACTTACTTGCTTTTTTAAAATAGAACAAGCAGAATTCATTTGTCAACTCTTCTCCGTGTAGATTGACTCCTTTGTTGCGGAAGGACGGGCCTGACCTAATTGATTTTGGGTCGGGCCTTTTTCGTTATAGTCTTCTAACTTCCAAACAGAAAACTCTACTCGTGGATCAAGCTTATCCAGATATCTTGCGCTGCTAATCTTCTTAATCTGTCTATCGTTTTTATAGATCAACCCCTGCAATGCATCGAGCACCACACTAGGATCTAAGTCTTGTCGCCGTGTTGGATAATATATATCTGCGTGGAATCCCAAGTCGCCTTCCATCAGGCAAGCCTTTGCTGGAACTTGCTGTTTAACCGCTTTTTCAAAGGCGATAGCAGATGATGACTTGATGAACCTTGGTTTACCCGCGATAGTAACAAGTCTTCTGCTGTTGGATTTGCTTTGACAAATTCCGTATATCGTATGGTTGACAAGCACCACTTCCATAGGCTACCTTCGTATCCCATAACTTCTGCAACAAGGTTATCATGTATTTTACAAACGAACTAAATTTACCTGCGCCCCTCGCAAATGCATTGCGTAGGGATGAATACAGCAAGGGTAACGCGAGCTTCTCAGCCACGGGTCTACTCCGTCCACCACGGATGGCTGCACTGTACGATGACCCCAACAATATTATTTATCGTGATGTGAGACAGAACCTCTGGACTCTGTTTGGTACAGCGGTGCATAAAATATTAGAAGGTTCAGAGCACCCCGATTATATCACCGAGGAACGTCTGTTCTGCGATGTGCAAGGCGCAAGACTGTCAGGGCAGATAGACATCCAACACATTCAGAAAGACGGCTCTCGCGTCTTACAGGATTACAAGACACGCAAAGCATACGGCGTGATGAATAACGACAGCGATGAGAAGCAGCTGAACATTTATGCGTATCTGGCGCAACGCAACGACATCAAAGTCAGTGGGCTACAGATAATTAATTTCATTAAGGATTGGAGCAAGCGAGATGCAGAGCGTAATCCTGATTACCCGCCCCATGACATACACATACAAGACATAAAGCTATGGCCTTTCGATGAAGCGGAAAGGTTCGTAGAAGAAAGAATCCAAGCTCATCAGGCTGCGCTATCTGGAGATTTGCCAGACTGCACAGACGAAGAGCGTTGGCTCCGCGATGAAAAGTTCGCGGTTATGAAAGAGAAACGTGTACGTGCTATACGTGTATTCGATTCTCAAATGGAAGCAGAGTCTTTCATATCAGCGCAGAAGGATGCAGACAAACACAGTATCGATCACCGTAGGGGTATGCCGTTGCGGTGCATGGAGTTCTGTGATGTCAGCGGATACTGCGATCAATACGCAACGTTTAAACAGGAGAATGAGGATGGCTGAAGAGTCACACAAGACACTCATCGAAGCGATGGTGTCAGCCCAAGGTCAGATACAGGGCGCAGTGCGAACTGCTGTAAATGACTTCTACAAAAAACAGAACACGCAAGAGGGGCATCCATATGCCACGCTTGAGGATGTCATACAGGCGGTGAAACAACCGCTGCTCGATGAGGGCATTGTGTTCTTACAGAAGTCGCAACTGGTAGACGGTGGGATCTGTATCGAGACAGTGTTTCATGGGCATGGTGAAGAGCTTTCTGCTGGGCCTATGTTTGTGCCAGCTGACAAGCGTACACCTCAGAGCTTTGGTTCTGCGCTCACCTATGCTCGTAGGTATTCTTTATCTACGGCGTGTGGGATAGGGGCGAAGGATGATGATGGTAACAATGCAAACGCTGCCGTGGTTGCTGACCCTGATCACAAGGAAGAACCGAAGAAGAAGCCAGCCAAGCCAAAGACAGAAGTGCCAACACCGAAAAAGGTAGAAGCCTTGGAAGGTGATGACTTATTTAAAAATATGTCTAACACGCTGAAGGATAGGCTTGGGAACTGCAA